ATAGTCATGGACACAGTAGAAGACCTCAAGAAGAAAGAGGGTGGAGACATTTATGCCGAAGAATTACTTTCATGTTGGAAGAGAATAGTAAAGGGTTGAATGTTTGTTGCTGTAATATTAGTTTGTTCTATGTATGCTAATCCAAAATGTGTGGAAGTTTACGATACGATAAAGCCATATGGTTATGAGAAGCTTGAAGATTGCCAAAACAGAATTTTTGAAATGGCAGTTGGAATAAGAAGCACAATACCTGTTCCACATTCAATGGAGATGAAATGTTTAAAGAAGGAGAATAAGAATGAACGATCAACTTAAAGAAGAAGAAATTAAAGAACATTGCTCTCCGAGATGTCCAAGATGCCAAGGAGTTTTGAGAACAATTGAAGTTCATGGACACACTCAATGTGTTGTCTGTAACATGGTAGTCGAAGACTGCTGCCAAGGATCACCACAAAAATGAGTGACAATGTTTTAAAATTTCCGTATAAATTAAAAAGGACACAATTGCCATTAGAAAGAGTCTGCGATATGGCAAAAGTAAAATTGGACAAAGCAGTTATTGCAGGCGTAACTGACCAGGGTCAAGTTCAATTAATGACAACTTTCCAAGACCCTGCCGAAGTCCTTTATTATTTAGAAATGGCTAAGACAGGACTAATGCAAGGCATGGTATTAATGGAAGAGGGAGAGATAGATGAAGAAGAGTGACAAAAAAAACGTACACAATAAAGTTAGAGATAACGTCATCGAGTTTCCCAAATCACCCCCACCTAGCGATGGCGGTAGCGAGACAGATGTGGAAAGTGGGGAGGGACTCACATTCTATTTCACTCCAGATTGGGACACCAGTGGAGACGATCCAGAAGATAGCGAAGCTTGAAAACTGGAAACGAGAAGAAAGAAATACTATTGATTCTCATGTAGGTTATTGGGGACCTTTTTTAACTGAGGAAGAATCATTAGAATTGTGTGATGAAAAATTTGAAGATGACCCTAGGGCATTGAAAGAAAAGAAAACTATGTGGAGAGAAAAATATACAGTTCATTCGTCAGCAAGTTCAAGTTTAGCTTGGACTGAAGATACTTACGAATAATTTTTTTCTTTGACATATAGGAAAAACTGTGATTTAAATATAAAAAAAGGGAAGGAACATGTTAGTTATTATAGAATCACCATTCCGAGGTGGTATAAAATTCGGACAACAACAAAATGTAACATATGCAAGATTATGTCTTCATGATTCGTTGATGCGTGGAGAGTCACCCTTTGCATCTCACTTACTTTATACTCAAGTTCTTGATGAATCAGACATCAAACAAAGAACAATGGGAATGAAAAGAGCATTCAAGTGGTATAGACATGCGAACCTCATGGCAGTTTACCAGGATCATGGTGTTACTGAGGGCATGAGAAAAGGTATTCGTGTTGCGAAATACTACAACATCAAAATAGTTTACAGAACTTTATCGCTGCAGGTTGATAGATGAGCAACGAAAAAGATAAAAGACTTGAAGACGTTATAAAAGAAGAACAGTATTGGCGACAAAAACAATACGACTACGAATGGGAAAGTGATTATCTCAATGCGAAGTTTTGTAGAGATCAAGCAAACTATTATAAGAACTTAATTAAAAAAGGAATACTTTGGGAGCCGAAATTTTGAATTTTAAATATAAAACAAAACCATATCAGCATCAAAAAGAAGCACTAGAAAAAAGTTACAAGGAAAAGAACTTTGCTTATTTCATGGAGATGGGGTGTGGCAAATCAAAAGTATTGATTGATAACATAGCTTGGTTATATGAAAAAGGTAAAATTGATTGTGCTATAATCGTAGCACCAAAAGGTGTGTACATGAATTGGAAGAATAGTGAAATACCTATTCACATGCACAACAGTATTCGACATGAAGTATATGTTTGGAAATCAAACTTAGGCAAGAAAGACACAGAAAAGCTCCGTGAATCGGTGACCGACAGACAAAGACTTAGAATCATTCTCGTCAATGTCGAGGCTTTTGCAACAAAGAAAGTGTTACAATATTTAGAAAAGGTTGTGCATAGAAGTAATGTTTTGTTAGCCGTTGACGAATCAACCACAATAAAAAATCACAAAGCAAAAAGAACAAAAGCTCTTATACAATTTGGTGAGGTTGCGAAGTATAAAAGAATATTAACAGGTGCACCAATAACAAAATCGCCTCTTGACTTATACTCACAGTTCTTGTTTCTTGATTCGAAGATCTTGGGTCACAACTCTTATTGGTCTTTTCAAGGACGCTATGCCGTGATTAAAAGTGTCAAGATGGGTGCACACTCGTTTAATCAAGTCGTAGGCTATAGAAATTTAGAAGAGATGAAAGACAAGATGGATTGGTGTACCTATCGTACAACCAAAGAAGAGGCTTTGGATCTACCTCCGAAAATTTATACAACAAGACAAGTGGATATGACACTCGAACAATCAAGACATTATGATAGTTTGAAAGAAACATCAGTTGCTCTTTTGAACTCTGGAGAAATGGTTTCTGCTCCAGAGGTCATGACTCGTTTACTAAGATTACAACAATTATTATGTGGGTATCTTGTTACAGATAATGGAGAGATACAAGAAGTGCCAAACAATCGTATGAATGTTTTGATGGAAACAATCGAAGAGATGGAAGGTAAAGTTATTATATGGTCAAGGTTCAGACATGACATTATTAAGATAACAGAAAAGTTAAAACAGACTTACGGATCAGACACAGTAGTCAATTACTTTGGGGATACGTCTATGAAAGATAGACAAGATGCAATTGAAAAATTTCAAAATTTGAAAAGTAATGTGAAATTTTTCATATCTAATCCACAAACAGGTGGCATGGGTATCACACTTCATGCAGCTGCAAATGTTATTTATTATTCCAATGATTTTAATTTAGAGTCTCGTAAACAATCAGAAGATAGAGCACATAGAGTAGGTCAACACAAACCAGTTTTGTATGTTGATTTGATGTGTCCAAAGACAGTAGATGTACACATTGTAAAAACATTACTATCAAAAAATAAATTAGCTAACATAACTTTAGGAGAAAGGGTATTGGAATGGCTGAAAGTTTAAGAAGAAAAGCAATAAAAATAAATAAGAATATCAGAGGTGAAAAACTAATTGGATCGGCGGGTGAAGCATTCACGCTTTTTAGTTTGAACATGATGGGTGTTGAGTGCGATCTTGTGAAACAAGATGGAACAGATATCGTGGCGACTAAATCAATAGATAGTAATTTATTGGTTGCACAAAGAATAGAAGTGAAGACGGCAACATTTATTTCAGATAAAAATTTGTATAGCTTTTCAATATCAAAAGGTGGAGACAAAAGACCATACTCAAAAGAAGATTGTGATATCTTGGCTCTGTGTGCCGTGAGACAAAAAGCAGTTCTTTTTTTTAATGTTGAAAAATTTCAAGATAAAGTAACAAAGAAAATTCATCTGAATGATTTTATGAGAGAAGAATATATGAAACAAAGTTGGCAATCTTCTTTGTACGAAAGTCAGAAACATACTTTTAATCTTCTTAAAAGAGAACGTAAGAATGTAGGAGAGTTAAAAGTAAATGCAGAAGTTGTAAAAAAGATATAAGTTTTTATTTGACAGAGTGGGTATAGTTGTGATAGGTGTTTTATTAGATATAAATTTAACAACGACTATCTATAATAGATTTATATCTTGTAAAGATAATAGCATGACAGGGTGGTTTGCGTGATGCGATCACCCTGACATTAAAAGTGGAGAGGGTATGTTCCTGGTTTTATTTCCCATGTGCTACAGCATGGTTTTCTTTTCCAGGTTTCTCCTGTGTCCTCTTCACCTTTAATGTTAACAGAAAGGGAAGATAATGGATCCAAGTAAGTGGAAATCAGTTGCAGTTCCAATAAGTGTTTGGACTAAACTAAAAGAATTAGCCGATAGAAATGATAGATCTGTTGGCGGAACGATTTCATTTCTCACAAAAAGAGAATATGAAAAAACGGTTGACAGTAAGCAAGCTCAAAGAGTAAGCTAATCGTTCAAGCGTAAAATCCTCCGAGTGAGAGTAATTTGACGACACTCATTACTCTCACTCTTAACAAAGCCGAAGGGCATAAACTTTAAAGAAGAAAGGAAGAACCATGAGTGATGTGTTTTCACTATTTGAAAAAGAGGCTGCTAATCCTCAGTCATTTGAAATTAGCGAAGATAAGACGAAGAACCTTTCGTCTCTAGTTCGGTTATCTATAGATGTTGAAAAGCAAATAAAAGATACCGAAGACTATCTTAAAGACTTAAAGCAAAAGAAGAGAACCATTGATGAGGAAGACATTCCGTCATTGATGGAAGAACTCGGTGTGGAAAGTCTACAGGTAGATGGCAGTAAAGTATCCGTAGACAAGTTTGTGTCTGCTCGTATACCAGAGTCTAGAAAAGATGAAGCTTTTAGTTTTCTTAGATCTATTGGTGAGGGCGACATAATTAAGAATGAAGTTGTTGTCGGATTTAATATGGGTCAAGACAATGTAGCGGGAGCCGTGATTGACGATCTTACAAAGCAAGGTCTAAATCCTGTACAAAAAACTCACATACATCCAATGACTCTGAAGACTTGGGCGAAGAATAGAATTGATAATGGTCAAGAAATTGATTTCGATCTATTTGGAGTTTATCAAGGTAATCGTGCAAAAATCAAAGGAGGTCAATAATGGACACAGCAATTGCACCAAAGAAAAAGACTGAGGTTGTTGTATCAGAACTCGACAAGTTACTTGAAGAGGACTCTGGTGCAGGTCTTGAGAATTTTACAACCGAAGATATGCAGATTCCTTTTATTAGGATTCTGCAAGCATTGTCACCACAACTTAATAAACAAGACAGTTTGTATATTAAGGGAGCCGAACAAGGTGATATATTCAACACTGTAAATCAAGAGATTTACAAAGCAGATGAGGGAGTTATCGTTGTACCAGCATATTTTGAAAAGAAGTTCTTGGAGTTTGCTCTACGTTCTACGGGTGGTGGTTTCATTCGAGAGCTTAGTCCTACTGACGGTGATATTAACTTGACTACTCGTGAGGGTACGATTGAAACATTGCCAAGTGGAAATGAACTCGTAAGAACTCATCAACATCTTGTTATTGCAAAAGGTGCAAATGGTGAGATGGCTCCAGCTGTTCTTGATATGAAGAAGACACAGTTAAAAGTATCAAGAAGATGGAATACTTTGAAGAACGGTATTCGTTTACCATCAGGTAAACCTATGCCTCTTTATGGTACGGCTTGGAGACTTACAACAGTTTCCGAGAGTAATGATCAAGGGACATGGTATAACTACAAACTTGATCGTGTTACGGAAATCACAGAAGAGATACAAGATATGATGCTAGAGGCTCGTAACATGTATCAAAGTGTGAGAAAGGGTGAGGTTAAAATGGCTGCAGCCTCTGCCGATGAAATGGCAGATAAAGGTGACGAAGCACCGTTTTAATTAAAGTTGGGGTCACACATGTATCCTCCAAGTGTGTGACCCCTTATTATTTTGGAGCGATGAGTGAATATAGCAGAAGAATTTTTAAAAGCATTTGAGGGTTTTAGTCAAGCCCACGGACAAACAGATGTTTCCAACCAAAGAATGAATGGCAAGCAAAAAGCTAAGTCATTCATAGTAAGACAACCATTAACATTAGAATTAGTACAAGGACATCTTGATGGGAAAAAAGGTGTCGGAGCCATACCAATTAACGAAAACAACAAGTGTAAGTTTGGTGCACTTGACATAGATCAGTATCCATTAGACCATAATAGTCTCGTTTCCAAACTAAATGAACTGAAAGTTCCATGTATCGTGTGCCGTAGTAAAAGTGGAGGTGCACATATATTTTTCTTTTTTAAGGAGTGGATGGATGCTAGTGATTTTCGTGACAAAGCTGCAGAGATTGCTGCTGGATTGGGTCATGGTCGTTGCGAGATTTTCCCAAAACAAGAACAAGTTTTGGTCGAAAGGGGGGATGTGGGTAATTTTATTAATCTTCCTTATTTTGATCATGCTAAAACCCTCAGATACGCGGTCATTCAAAAGAAAGATGAGTATACTGAGGCTACGCTTGAGGAATTTGTTGAGGAAATAAAGAAACAAACTTGCTCACCAAAAGACTTTATGAACATTCCTATTGGTGGGCCAGCAAACTTGTTTCCAGGATTTGTGCCATGTCTCCGTGCTTTATTAAGTGTTGGAGTACATGAGGGTGGCAGAAATAAAACTGCTTTTCAGTTAGGTGTCTTTCTACAGAAGTCTCGACCTAATGATTGGAAGTCGCAGTTAGAGGAGCTAAATGTAAAGCATTTTTCTCCACCCCTTCCTGCCGCCGAAATCGTGACCATACAACAGACGTTAGAGAAAAAAGAGTATCAGTATACATGTAAAGAAGAACCTATGGCTTCTCACTGTAATCAAGGTGTTTGTCGAGGTTTGAAGCATGGTGTTGGTATGACTTCTATGCCTGCGATAAGTGGCTTGTCAGTTATCTTATCAGAGCCTCGTCTTTGGTTCTTGGATATAGATGGTCGAAGATTAGAACTTACAACAGAAGAATTACAGACACCAAGATTATTTCAAAGAGCATGTATGGAACAGTTAAACTTCATGCCACCAAAAATGAAAGATGGTGAGTGGGAGATACAAGTCAATGGTCTTCTTGAAAACTGTAATGAAATATCTGTGCCAGAGGAATTAACTTACAAGGGTCAGTTCATGTCTTTGTTAGAACTGTATTGTACAGGAAGAGTGCAAGCACAAAGTTTTGAGGAAGTTGTTTTGGGTAAACCTTTTACAGAAGTAGAAGAATCAAAAACATATTTTAGATTGGAATCTTTAATGGATTTTTTGAGGAGCCGTAAGTTTGACAGTTACACAAGAGCACAAGTTCAAGAAAGAATAAAAGAGATTAATAGTGGAGATAGCTCTGTTGTTAAAAGATTTCAAACATCACAAGGTAAAACAAAAACAATAAGAGTTTGGTGGATACCAGAGTTTGGCGGGGAAATTCAAATGAAACCGATTGAACTACAACAAGAGGAAGCACCGTTTTGACAAGTCGTTGGGCGAGGAAAAGTAAAAGAATGAGAGAGTATAACAATCAATTAAAATTATCTAGGGGTTGTTATGAATGTGGTTATAACGAGAAAGCTATAAACTTACAATGGCATCATGTTGATCCAACTACAAAATGGAAAGCAGTATCTGAGATTATAAGTCAAGACAGAAATGCAGAGTTAGTGAGGAAAGAGATAGAGAAATGTGTATGTGTTTGTAAAGCATGTCATGGAAAGTTGGAAATGAAATGAACGAGACAACTATATTTGGGCCACCTGGAACAGGCAAAACAACAACTTTAATTAATATAGTTAAAGAAAAAATACATAAAGGAACGGAGCCAAACAAGATAGGTTTCTTTTCTTTTAGTAAGAAAGCTGCAACTGAGGCAAGAGATCGTGCTTTTCTTGATCTCGAATTAGACAGTAAAAGTTTAGAATATTTTAGAACGTTACATAGCTTGGCTTTTAGGTGGCTTGGATTAACAACGAGTGATGTATTTAAAGGATCTGATTTTAATGAACTCGGTAGACTTGTGGGTATAGATTTTAGATCTGCACAAACACTTAATATAGAAGAAGGACCATTATTTTCTATCGGTGCTGGTGGAGATAAGTATATGTCTATTATTCAAATGGCTAGAGTAAAACAAATACCAGTGTTAGAAGAATTAAAAAACATTGATGATTTTGCTGTAAGTAAACAACAATTGTTGTTGATTGAAGATACTTTCACAAAATATAAAAAGATGAAAAATAAACTAGATTTTATTGATATGATTGAGAAGTTTATTGAAGAAGGAACGAGTCCAAAGTTTGATGTTCTTATTATAGATGAAGCACAAGATTTAGTTCCTTTGCAATGGAAAATGGTCAAAGAAGTTTTAGTTCCGAACTCAAAAGAAGTCTTTTATGCAGGTGATGATGATCAAGCTATATATGGATGGATGGGTGTAAAGGTAGAAGACTTTTTAAATTCAAGTGAAAATAAATTAGTGCTTAAACAATCTTATCGTGTGCCAAGTGATATACACGGAATGGCAGATAGACTTATAAGAAAAGTTAAAATAAGGGAAAGTAAAAAATGGCAACCCCAAAAAGAAAAAGGATTTGTTTCTTGGTATCGTGATATACTTGATGTAGACTTATCAAGTGGCGAATGGTTAATACTTGCGAGAACAAATTATATAGTAAACAAAGTCTGTCTCCGACTCAAAGAAGATGGACATCTTTTCTGGCGAGAAGGCACTGGTTGGTCGATTTCCCCAAATGTTTTAAATGGAATAGAGGTATGGCTTAAACTATGCAAGAAACAAGATTTGACTTCAGAGGATCTAAAAACTTTTTCAAAATTAATTCACCCAAATATGATAACAAAATCTGGAAGAAAGGTAATGGCTTCTTTAGAGTCAGATCAAACCTATACTCTTCAAGATCTTGTAGACAACTGCGGGTTGAAAGCGAACTCAGAGACACCGTGGCAATCGGTGTTGAAGGTATCGGAACAAGAGACGGCATACATAGTTTCTGTTCGAAGGAGAGGCGAGAAGATTCTGACGGAAGCACCGAGGATCCGTGTTTCGACAATCCACAAAGCCAAAGGTGGAGAGGCGGATAACGTAGCCTTACTACTAGATTCCACAAAAGCTTGCACAGAATATTGGGATCAAGATCCTGAGTACAGAGTTTTCTATGTAGGGATGACTCGTGCAAAAAAAACATTACATTTAATAGAATCACAAAATTATTATGGGTTTGAGATATGACAAAAAATAGAGAATACTTTTTAAAACAAGCAGAAAAATTAATTAATGGGCCAAGAGCAAAAGACTATGGGCCAGTAAAAAAGAACCATCAAAGAATAGCAGACATTTGGACTATTCTTTTGGACAAAAAGTTAAAAGAACCCATTACTCCAGAGGATGCAGTAGCTTGTATGATTGGAGTTAAGATAGCAAGACTAGCAGAAGACATTAATAAAGATGATAGTTGGATAGATGTTATTGGGTATGCAGCTCTGGGAGGCGAAATAATTAATGACAAATGAACAATACCATTTATTAGAACAAGATATCAGAGATATCTCGTGGGGTAATGCCGATTCAGATTGGACACCACCTCAGACAATACCAGACCTATCACAGTATGATACGATAGCCATTGACTTAGAAACAAGAGATGAAAATCTTTTGAGGCTTGGTCCAGGTTGGTGTAGGAAAGATGGACATATTATAGGAGTAGCCGTAGCGGCAGGAGATAGCTCTTGGTATTTTCCAATAGCTCATTCTGTTGGCAACATGCCAAGAGGAGCCGTGATGAATTGGTTAAAAGATTTGTGCTCTGATACAAAAAAGACATTTGTTTTTCACAATGCTCTGTACGATTTAGGTTGGCTTCGAGCAGAGGGAGTAGAAGTAAAAGGTCAAATTAGGGACACAATGATAGCAGCTCCTTTGTTAGATGAAAACAGAAGATATTATAATTTAAATTCTATTGCTGGTGATTATTTAAAAATTTACAAAGACGAAAAGATGCTCAAGAGTGCAGCTGAAGAGTTTGGAGTAGATGCAAAATCTGGAATGTGGAGATTACCACCTCGTTATGTAGGAGCATATGCAGAACAAGATGCTAGTATAACTTTGAAATTATGGAATGTTCTTCAAGACAGAATTAAATCAGAAGAATGCACGGGTATATTTGAGTTAGAATCAAAACTAACTCCAGTGTTATTAGATATGAAAACAAAAGGTGTTCGTGTTGATTTGGATAAGGCAGAAAGAACCAAGAAAGAACTTACTTCATTAGAAAAATCTTTACTTGAGGAGATAGCCTCTGAAACAAAAGTGTCTCTTGAACCGTGGGTCGCCACATCTGTAGCAAAGGTCTTTGATGCTATGGGACTTTCTTATTCTCGCACAGAGAAGTCCGGGGCCCCCGCCTTTACAAAACAATTTCTTGCGAATCACCATCATCCAATTGCAAAGAAGATTATAAAGATTAGAGAAATAAATAAAGCAAACACTACATTTGTTGATACTATTCTTGAGCATTCTCATAATGGTCGTATACATTGTGATTTTCATCCTTTACGTTCTGACGGTGGTGGAACTGTTACTGGTCGTTTTAGTTCAAGTAACCCCAATTTGCAACAAATTCCTGCTAGAGACCCTGAAATAAAAAAGTTAATCCGTGGACTGTTTCTCCCTGAGGAAAGTCACAAGTGGGGTTCTTTTGATTATGCCTCACAAGAACCAAGATGGCTAGTTCATTATTGTGCTACCTTGACAGGTATAGATAGACATCCACAGATAGATGATGTGGTAACCATGTATAACGAAGGTCAAGCAGACTTTCATCAAATTGTAGCAGATATCGCGGGCATATCTAGAAAACAAGCTAAGACAGTTAATCTTGGTTTGATGTATGGTATGGGTAAAAATAAGTTGGCTAATATTTTAGATTTGTCTATAGAGGAAGCGACTACTTTATTAAATAAATATAATGATAAAGTACCTTTTTTAAAATCTATATCAGACAAAGCAACTCAAAGAGCTGCAAGTAGTGGAGTGATTAGAACTTGGTTGGGCCGTAAATGTAGATTCAATATGTATGAACCTATATCCTATCAATACAATAAAGCTTTACCAATGAAAGAAGCTATCGATGAGTATGGTGGTAAAGGTAGAATCAGACGAGCTTTTACATACAAAGCTTTGAATAGATTAATCCAAGGGTCAAGTGCAGATCAAACAAAGATAGCGATGGTCAAGTGTTACGAACAAGGACTATGTCCGATGTTAACTGTGCATGATGAACTTTGTTTTAGCGTATCCAACGAAAAAGAAGTGAAGATAATCAAAGACATAATGTCTAACTGTATTCCAGACCTCAAGATACCTTTTGATGTTGACTCAGAATTAGGAGACAACTGGGGTGAAGTTGGTTAACCAATTCTGTTGAAAGCTTGACCGAGATCATTGAGAGGATCCTTTTTTTCTGCAGGCTGTTCATTCTTAAAACACTCGTAGGAGTGTGATAAAATATTAGATCTATCGATTCCAATATCCTTTAATGCCAAGTCATCTAGTGATCTAAGAGCTTGTGCTGTTCTTGCAACTTTAAATTTGTAAAATAATTTTTCTAACATATCAATAATCCTTTCTATTTATATATAGATTGTTTCTAGTGCAAAGATAAGAGAGCTTTTTTGAAACATTTTATTCCAAAAATGGAAAGAATCCACATAAAGGTGGGTAGAATAAACGACAGTAAGAGTAGGTTATTCTAGAGTATGATTAGACCTAAAGACATTGTTTCGCCTCTGTATGGCGATTTAAGAGCCTGGTTTTTTTCCTCGAGTTGTCTTTTTTCGCACTGGTTTGCAATATGCGGTGATTTTAGAGGGCATTCCTTCTGCTTTAGGAATCATTGGTTGATTTGATAATCTTTCTGCAAAATATAAACAACGATCTACACTTTTGAATCTTTGTGTTTGATTTACGATCTGCGTATCGATCATAAAAACCAAAAGAAATTCAATCATTCGTCTTTTGCTTTCCAAAAATATTCATCAGTATCGCCAAGTCTAAACTTCTGTCCATTCTCAACTTGATATTCTATTGTACTAACTTTGAAATCTGGCTGTAATGGTTCGTCTGGTGTAAGCGAATTATCATATACTCTCATTCTATTATTTGGGTACAAACAATATTGTCCGTTTTCTAGTTTCAAAAGATTATGTGATTTATGTTCTGCTGGTTTGTGACTTGTGGTGTAATCAACATTATTTATATCATCATGATAATTATCTAATGTAGCAATATAGCTACCCTTCAGTGTTCCGTGATCCCTAGTAAGAACTTCAAAGTCCATTGACCCTATGAACTGCTTATGAAGAGCGACCACGCCATAGTCCATGCAATTCCAAAACTGAAGATTGTAAAGATCCATATCAGGCGTGGGGACAGTTGGGTCAAAAACGAATGCAGAAATAGGTAGCTTGTCATAAAGAGCACCATAATCAGGAAGGTAAGTTTCAAAATAAAATGCTCTCCCAGGAACAGACTTAGCCGTAACCCAAATGCCTTTAACAAATTCTCCGTGACCATCTTCAAGATCCCTTAAATACTCCTTTCTAACCCACACATCTTCGGAAGGTAGGTTACATATCAATGATGCCATCAGTGCATCGTTTCTTTTGGTAGTATTTGATCCATTTGCATCAAGGGTTGTGAACTCATGGTGTCTATGTAGTCTCCATGAAAGTCGTAATCTCTTGTCACAACTTCTTTTACAAGAACATTGTTTACAATTTTTATTGTACTAAATTCTTGTTTGATAATTAAATTACCATGATCGTTGTTCATTGCGTCTTTTAATGGACCTTCTTTCATGCTATCAATCCTTTTCTATAACCATTTGTTCTATCATAGGTAAGCACATCTTTTCTGTTTTCAATGTCTTTAAAAGATACATGAACCCATCCAGAACTTGGTTCTCCATTATAGCATTCTAAAATTAATTGATCAAAATCTAAATTATCTTGTATGTGTTTAGCGAGTTCTAAGTTATCAACACCTGGTATTTCTATATCAGCCGCTTCTCCTTTTGCATGTTGACTATTGGCGTTTGAGCCAATCGCTTCGCACAAGGCAATACTACGATATCCAGAGTTTATCATAATTGGTTTTTCAAAATGATAACGTATAGGTTCTAACACCTCTTGACATAGTAGCTCCATACTTTCTATGTGGTTATCTCCAGGTGTGTTGTCGATACCTTTTCTTTCTGCTGTTTGTGATTTTGTAAATTCAGCTAAACTAAAGTTCTTTGATAATCTCATTGTCTATTCCTTATCTGCATATTTTTTAAGACGCTTTCTGGATCGCCTCCTAAAAAGTCTGCACCAATATTGACATTCCTGTCAAATATATTTGGATTTATTATCATACCCACTCCTGCAGGTAATGATACTGGACCACTAGGAGGAGACACTGGTTGTCCTTGTTGTTGATTAGTAGCAAATATATTAGGCTCTGTAAATCTTTCTAATTCATCAATTGGTATCGGTGGATCAATCTTTTCTGTTTTCTTTTGTTTAGCAGAAAGCTTCATGTTCATTCTCATGTTTCTGTAACGACCTATTTCAAGAGCTGGATAACCACCTTTTATTCTCAACTCTTTTATTCTTTCCTTACTTGGAGTATATGAAACATATCTATCATTTACCAAAGAATTTCTTTCTTTTACACCAAGACCTGCTTTCTTAAGAAGCTGTTTTATTTTTCCTTCTCTCATTCCTAATTTTTTTAGATCAGATATATTCAATTGCATTTCTCTGAATGCAGTAAGTCTTGCGTCATCTGCTCTTCGATAAGCCTCTATAATTTGTGATTGACTTGGTTTTTCTAATCTTGTTACTGCATTAAAAATACTAGCAGCCTTGGATCGTGCTTCTTTAAACTCTTGTGCTCTAAAATCTAATAATCTTTCTCTGTCTATAGTTGTTGTTCCAAGACCAGTCATCATTCTAAAAAGTTCACCAGGCATTGTGTATTCTCTTCCAGTGGTTGGCTCTTTCTTTTTTCCAATACCCATACCTCTGATAAAACGACCTGCTTCTATGCCTTTGATAACCTCTGGCTTGCCTCGTTCTATGTAACTTGTAACACCAAGCTCAGCTCCTACTGGCACTCTTACTGGGAGAACACCTGGATTCATGGCGTTCATTACATGAATCATAGCTTTTTCAAATTTTCTCATACCAGAATCTTCTGTTGAGTATACTTTAGCACCAGATCTTGTTACTCCGTTTCTACCAATAAAAGGAACTTCTTCTGGAAGAACATCAGAGAAAGCGGTAAAGATCATAGACTCATCTAAGAAGGGTTCAAAAAACTCACCAAATGTTTCCCACATAGCTCGTGTCACAGTTTTTGTAGCGTCTTCATTTAATTTACCACTTGTATCCATAGCAGTTAAAGCAGCTCTCAATGGTCTTGTTAACATATCATAAGGATTAGTGTGACTAAAATCTATGACCTCTAAGTTACCTTTTTTATCTCTTCCGACTGGAACAAATTGAGAGTTTCTTTGATAAGGTGCAGCCATTCTTCTTGCGGCATTTAATTCTTCTTCACTGGTTCCAGTTAAGTTCATTCCTAACTGTTGTATTTGATTACCTAAAAGACTGAAAGTTGTCAAAGCTCCTCCTAATCTTTTGACACCCATTTCTCTAATTGCAGCTTCGTTACTAGACATCTCTTTTAAACCAGTGTTAATGATGTTAAAACCAGTTCTCATTATCTCTGCGGGGAATGCAATAAAGTTACCAAGGGGTAACGCTCTTAATGATTTTATGACATCTGGCACAAGATCATAGTTAGGAACTAAGTTTCTAACCGTATCTGCGGCTCTAGTGTCTAGAGCCTCGTCTGCTAACTTTGCTATCTGTTTTGCGTCCATCTGAGATAAATTTTTTCCTATCTCATTTATACGTTTATCTATACTACCTTTAAAGGTATCATCTTCTCTTGCTAACTCTCTTATTAATCTTATGTTGGCTTTTCTTCTACCCTCTATAATTACAGGGGATAAAGTTTCTAGAGAACTTTCTTTATAAGCAACTGGATCGTTAGCTTTTAACACAGAGAAATCTTTTGTTATTTCTCTGTTAATCATTTTTCTTTGAATTTGTCTTAGTTTATTTTTCTCAAAAACATAGTTATATATTTTCCAGACATCGTCACCACCACGATACAATCCTTCAGCTTTTTCTAAAAATCCACCCATGATTGGTATGTCGTATACACTCTTAGCTTTTTGTTTGCCAACCTCTACACCAGCTTCTTCTCCTCTAAGAATGGCACTTGTATCGTCAGCCTTGTAGCCTAGTCCTTGTCTTATGTTTGCATATATTTCACGAAGATTAGCTGAACTTCCAATCACACCTTTCTTTTGTAGGTCTGCTAAAAATGAAATACCATAGCTATCGTTTGCATCTAATTTTATATTTGATTTTATTACACCGTCTTTTTTAAGCTCTCTGTCTTTTCTTCCAAATATATCATTTAAAACAATTGCTACAGATTCAAATATATCAGATCCTTTACCCACATTACCGTTTGCTAATGCAAACATAGATGCAGATGTTACGTTTCTTACTTGTGTGTATGGTGATAAAATTGTTTTTGCGTATTGAGAAACACCTTTTAATTTTAAGAAAGGTGCATACAAAGCTCTAGCTATATCTGCAACACCACCTTGTTTTGGAACAGCAGCACTTATAGAATTAAACAATGGTTTTGACATAGCTACTCCAGCCATTGCACCAAAAGGACTACCAGTTATACTTTGAACACTAGCTCCACTTAACTCTCCACCCACTCTTTCTGATCCTAATACAACTAAATTTCGTGCATTTACTTCTTTTCTAAAATTTTTAAAAGCTTGAGCAATTTCTTCATCTTTTAAATCAGATACTGTTTCTATAACATCGTTTGGTCTTGCTCTTCTAGCACTAACTACTTTTCTTTCAAGGTACTCGTCAAAAGTTAAAAACATTGGTTTCTTTTCATCAACCTTTTGAAAAGTAGATTGTATTTCTTTTTCAGACATTCCTCTTGCACGAGCCTCTGCTATTTGACGATCTATCGTTTTGTTTTGTGCTCTAGCTGCTTTATAAGCTTCATTGCCTTCTCTCATCGCTTTATTAACTGCTTGTCTAAATGTTTTGTAATAAGCATCAGTAGCGATAAATTTAGAAAGTTCAGATACTGTAGCAATGTAAGCTTCTCTTGGATCTTTAATTTGTCCAAGTATTTCTCTTTCTAGTTGATTGTCAATTTTTGTTTTATTGATAATCGCAGGATTTATTCTCTCTGCAACAAATCGAGTAACCATAGGACTTTTATCGAATCCTGCTGCCTTCTTTGCGTTCTCTAGTTTTTTCTGTATATAAAGATCGGCTTGTTTTTCTGTAAGATTATAAGTTCCATTTTTGTACGCTTGAACATCATCGTCAGAAAGTTTAAATGTTGTAGGGACATCTTTTCCTCTTAGTTGTTTTTGAACATCTTCTATGTTTACAACTGGAGAATCACCCTCTCCAAACCTAACTCTTCCTTTAATTTTGTCTATTAAAACTCTTCTTGCTTGTCCTGTGATGTTATAATTTTTATTGTTAAATGCTTGATATCTTCTTTGCAGATAACCTCCAGCATTTATATTATTCATAACAATATCTTTAAATTTTTGTTGAGTCATTACACCTTCTTCTCCGACCTCTGGCAATCTTTTGAAGGACTCAGTTTTTAATATTTTTGATGATAAACCATCAATTGTTTTTTTAGCATCTCTAAATAATTTGAGAAGTTCTGGAGATATACCTATTCTGTCAGCCGATATACTAGGAGTAAACCCAGGTGCTCCTTCTAAAACACTCATGAATTTATTCATTAATTCTGCTTTAGTTAAATTTGAAAGATCTCTATTTGGTGATTTTGAAAGCTCTTTTCCAATCGCTTTATCTATTCTTTTTAAATTACCTTCTGCAATTTTTATATCTCCCTCAACTGCTGGATCAATTAAAGATCTCATTTTACCAGTAAGAGGGTCTAATAAACCTCTATTTCTAAGTGCAGAAACTGCTATGCCTATCATAGAATCTAATCCACCTTTTGACTCATCTACTGCATATCTTGCAGCAGCTCCCTCAAAATAGTCTCCAGTTTTCTCAATAGCTTTTTTTGGTAGATAAGAAACTGCTTCTGCTATACTTGTGTCTACACCTGGTAATTTAGCGGCAGTTACTTTTGCAGTTGTGTTAACAAATTGTTTCACTGCAAAAGGTAAAACAGTTGTAGCTATTGCACCCTCTGCACCAATTGCTAATTTATTAGCTAATCTTCTTTTTGTTTCTTCAAACCCAGTTAGTCCTATTCTTCTGTCTGTTTGAAAAGGACCGTCCTCAAAAAAATCAGAAACAGTTTGAGTTCCATCTGTTGCAACAATAGCATCTGTAACACCAGCTGCCGTTATTTGAGCAGCCGCTAAATTAAATTTTTGTTTCTTTGTTAGTTTTGCTCCTTTACGTTGAGCAGCCGCTATTCTTTGAACATTTTTTCTTACAAAAGGTTGAAGAAGTTTGGATCCTCTTGAGATACCAGAAGCTACACCAATTCCAGGAACACCAAACTGAACTATACCTTCTGTTATTTTACCAGTCATTCCTGCTGGATCTATACCTAATTCATTTCTAATATTGTTAGCAGTGTCTTTTACAAACTCTGTTTCAATGTCGGTGATACCAACTGCATCAGTAACTAGCTCACCTAATTCACCAATACCTTGACCAATACCAATTAATCCAGAAAGAACACCTTCTCCCATTTCTGTGAGAAAGCCTTCATACTTTGGATCTTCATAAGTGCCACCTTGATTATCTACATTTTTAACAGGTTCTGTTTGATTAGTAGATTTTAAGTATTCAGTTATTTTTTCTTCAGCTTCTTGATCTGAGAGAGTGGAATCAACTGTGTAGTTTTTCCCACCATAACTATATATTCGAGTAGACATTAGTTACCTTTTTTAGTTGATAAGTCTGCCGCTATTATAGGAATAAACTTGGTTGGATTTTTTGCAAGAGGTGAGCTACCTGGTATTTCATTTTCCTCTTCATCTTTTCTATTAGATGTAAAATACTCAATCACAGATGGATTTGTAACTTTATTCAAATCAATTTTTGCATTTGGATCTTCTTGAACAGCTTGAAGAAGTAAACTACCTGCTAAGTCAAATTGAGAATCATTTATTGCTTTTACATATCTATTTTTATCTGCTGTGTTCCAGTTAGCATATATTGTACCATCATTTTTTGAAGGATCTTCATAAACAATACCGTCTGCCACAATGGATTTACCAGTACCATCTATTTTCATACTTTGATAATTACTTGGTCTATAACTTCTTACATTTTCTGCTATCTTTCTTGACAACTCTAATCCGTCCTGTGTGAAGTTCCATGTTGCGGGGTTCGTAATATCCATTTCTTCTCTTGTATATCCTTCTGCAGGCTCTACCATTCCTCTCATGAATGGAACAGATATAGATTTTAAATCCATAATAGAGTTCATCAAAGAAGTTTTTAATTGGTTATCTGAAAGTCTTTCTTTCTGATCAAATTTTTTAAGCTCTATTAAATAATTTAAGTTAAATTTTTTCTTTTCATAATCAGCATTTATTACTCTAAGAGCTTCTTCTCTTTTTTGATCAACTTGCATTTTAGAGATATTAAATATTTTAAACTTTTTATCTAAATCTAAAGCTTCTTTTGCTAATTGTTCTGACTTTTCAGACTTAAGTAAATTATACATAACAGTTGATGCTCTAGTACGATCTTCTCTCAAGTCATCTTTCAGTGCACCAACGTCTGCACCAAATCCTTCAAGTCCTTTTGCTAATCCAAGAGCTACGTTTGATACAGCATCTTTACTGCCACCAGCGGCAGTGTATAATCCAGCCTTAATTAAATTCATAAAGAAAGCCTGTCTTCTGTCTGCATTAAAGTTTTTATCCAGTTCTCTTGGATCATATCCTAGTAACTTAATACCTTCATCATACACATCTTCTAAGGTTATTTCTTTTCCTTCTTTGCGTAATGCAGTATCAAGTTCTTGAAGATTAGTATTAAAACTACCACCTACAAATTCTGTGTCTTTAAAATCTGCTACGCCTTCTGCAACTTTATTTCCAGCATTTATAACAGCTTGCTTGGCTGCCATCACTTCTTGATCACTTTCAAGACCTAATGCTTTTTCATCTTTTTTATAATATTTCTTTAAAATGTTAAGAGTATTCGTATTTTCTTTTTTTATGTCATCACTACTTTTTTCTTTTTTATCTTCAGTTTTAGTTTCTTTTTCATTTGTTTTATTAACTGAGTCGCCTTCTACAATATCTTGTTCGTATAAAGTAGCTGCATCATCTACTGGTTCTCCATCTTGTGCATTTTTAGCAAACTTACTTAGTAAATCACCCCCAGTTATAGAACCTGTTTCAAATGTTTTTGCACCAGTATTTCTAAATCCTGTTGTATCTGCTCCAAAACTTATGGGTAATTTAAATTTATCTTCTGTAATAACATTCTGTGGTATTACATTTTTCGCACCAGTCAAAACAGGACTAGCACTTGCTGTTGGTATAAAATTAAAACCACCATTACTAAAGCGTTTCATTAACTCTGGGCCAGAAGCCATGATACCAATAGCTCCACCACCTTTTTTAAACATTGGTCTGTCGTATACGCTCACTATTATCTCCTTATCTTGGTACTGGTGAACCACTAAAGAAGTTACCAAAACCTCCTGCTGATCCTATTGCTCCAAGACCCGCGATTCCTAAACCAAGCATCTGTGATGTTCTACTCGGTGAAGGAGTAGATGTTGTTGAATAAGTAGATTGTAATGCTGGAACACCTCTAAAGATATCAGACATAAAACCAACTTGTTGATAAGGCAGTGCTTGTTCTGCAAGTAAGTTAGCTCTATCAACATCAAGTTGCTTTTGAGCTTGTCCTTGTTGTAGACCACCAATGCCTAACAATGTATTAATGTCTTGTACACCCATTTGTTGTCCTAGTTGACCTAATCCAGCTTGTGATACACCCAACTGTCCTGACAACTGTGCTTGTCTTAACTGTTGTGCTGCTGCTTGTTGTGCCGCTGACTGTGCTTGTGCAAAACCTTGTGATCTTAATTGTGCACCAGTTCTTGCTTGTTGATCCATTGTATCAGCCGCTATCTGTCCCTGTAACACGGCTTGTCTAGATCCACCAAAAGCACCAGATCCTACTGCACTTGCTTGAGCTTGATTTTGTTGTTGTCTTCCTTTATCTGCAATGTCTTGTTGAGTTCTTGCAATGACATCTTCCATGTAAGGATCCATGAAATCTTGATAGGAAGTAGGTGTATAATCTGCACCTTGTGCTCCCATAATACCTTGTTGAACAGCTTGACTTCCTTGTTGTAAAAAAGGTTGAAAAGCTCCAACCCCACTAAAAGCATTAAGTATAGCTTGTTTTTGTCCTTGTGATAAATCTGCTAACTCTTGTTTAGCAAAAGGCATTTGTGAACCTTCACCTGTTAAGGCTTGAGCACTTGCAAATATATCAGCTAAAAATTGTTCTTGAAACGGTGCAAGTCTTATGGTTTGTTCTTGTTTTACGTCTTGTGTTGCCATTATGCGACCCTTTCTAATGAAGACATCATATCATACATTCTTGCTGCACCCAAGTCCCTATCTCCTCCTCCAGCACCTCTTACGGCTTTTGCAGTTAATACGAACTCACCATCGGATAATCTTGCTGGAACGGAATCACTTGTACCCGTCCCTGGTCCGTTGACCTCTCCTCCATTATTCATGAATAAACTTCCCATTGCACCTATACCACCTAACCTTGATTGACCACTTCCAAACGGTGAACTTCCAGCATTTGACACACCTTTGTTAAAAGCAGTGCCAAGTAGCTCTAATGCTTTTGTAGGATCTGTAGGAGTAGTTGAACCTGTTGATCCCATTGGTTTTCCAAATTGATCTATTCCGTCACCTTGATCTATAGGCATATAAGCTTGTGTTGGTTGAAAATTAGGACTACTTGGTTGAAAAAAAGACATATCAATGCTAGGAATGTTAGGTCTAGGAATTGATATATTAGAAAAAGGTGTTCCTCCAAAACCAGAATCTGTTGTTACATCAACACCAAACTTTTCTTGAGCCATGTCGCCAACTTGATCTAAGAAAGGTTGTATCTGATCTGCTCTATCTTTAATTTCACTATGGAGACCTCTATTAATTGTCTCCCCTAACATATTAAGACCTCCAGAACGCATGGTAACAACTTCATCATCGTCATCATTATCTTTTCTTTCTTTTCTTCTATCTTCAAAATATTGTTTTCTTTCTTCTTCATCATCTAAATTATAAAATTTATCTCCTATCCTACCATAACCTAATCTTGTTTTTCCTACAGGATAATCAGGCATATCAGATCCAGTTGTTTTCTTTTCTTCTTCACCGCCAAGTAGAGCTAATGTTCCAAGTCCTCCAAGTGTCGCTATGCCTGGACCAGACTTGGCAAAATCAACAGCTTTATCAAAGAAAGAAGAAGGTGCTTGAGCTTTTTGTATTGCAGTAACTGTAGGTGAATCTGTTACTTCTGACCCACCAAAAAATCTAGCATCGGCTGTTGCATCACTAGGCATTTTTTGAAATCCTTTACCATATCCACTAAGATATGCAGTTCCTCCAGCTAAAGCTGCTGCTTTTAACGCTTCTTCTGCATCTCTTCCTGCGGCTAGACTTCCAATACCCGCACCAGCGGCGGCTCCAAAAGGTCCGCCAAAATACATACCAATTGCACTACCAATTACTGGTGCCGCTTTTTTTAATGTTCTTGTGATATTTTTAAATATTCCCATGATTTATCATTCTACCAATTATTTCTCTTTTCTTCAATGCTAGATTCCACTTATAGCACTTGTTGTTATTCTTGTCTTCGCAAATTCTTGTATACTTGCAACAACATAAAGCCTATTTGCAAATCCTGCTTGTACTTTTAATATTTCCCCCTCATTTAAAACTAAATCTTTTGTTAATAATTGTACAGTTGTATTAGCTGCTACAGCAGTGGCTTTAAATAAATTGAAAGTCGCGGGTGCTGGTGTCACTAAAGTTACTGTAATTGTTTCTGAATTACCAGTATCGTTAGAAACAAGTAAAGAACTTACAACTGAAGCGTTAAAGTCAGCATCTGTTGGAACAGTATATAAATCTGTGACGTTTGCTGTTGTTAAGTAAACTTTTTCGTTTTTTAAATTCTGTAAATATTGTGGTATACCACTAACGAGCATTATCTTCTCCCATCTGGTCGCATGTCAACACGAGGCGTACCTAACTTATACTTAACACCAACACCAGTTGATTCTACTTTTATAGCAAAAGATCGTCCTCGTACACGATAATCTATTTTATCTGTAAATTGCTCTATTGGAGTTGTCGTGCTTCGTGTTGTATCTTTTGATTCTGTTTGAAGAAAATTACC